TGGCTATGACGCAAGCCATGTTATTCTCAATATAGATGGTTGTGCGGTTTACATGGCCACCGGATCTCAATCTGGTGGTTTTGAAACTGCATTTTTCAACTCTTGGTGTCTCGAAAAATTGGAGATGATGGCTTACTGGATTGCAGCTAGGAAGTACCTTAAAAGTACTATTCCTTGGCGCGAACTAGTAAGACTAATTCCCAACTTTAGAGATGTTTGTAGACTTATAGTCTATGGAGATGATGTTATCATCAATAAGAGTGAGCTCATTCCGTGGTATACTATCCAAGAGCGTGTTGCAGCGTTCAAGGAATTAGGGTTTCACGTCACTTCTGATGTCAAGGGTGAAGATCCTCGACCAAAGATGTTGAATGAGTGTTCTTTCTTAAAGAGAGCATTTCGCTATGATTTAGAAAGACAAAGATGGGCTTGTCCTTTGGAGATGACATCCATCTATAAGAGCTTGGCCTACGAAATGGGTCATGAGGCGTTAACAGATTGTGCTTACTCCACAGCTATAGTTGACAATGCATGTAGAGAATTCTTCCAACACGGAAGAGATATCTATGCATCAGAAACTGAAAAACTGAAAGGTGCAATCCTCCGACTTCCCGCCAGTTGGAGACCCGATTACGATATTCCTTCTTATGATGATCTACCCCTCGAGGCGATGATGGGTTATTCACGAAGGATATGTAATCAAAAATTGAGTAGTTCGATTACGCTGTTTACAAAATGCTACTGTCTGCCAGTGAGTAGCAGCAGCGCGAACTACCTCTTAACTACACGATCTCTATCGTAACTCAAATGAGTTGGCTAGTAGGGCCTATCACTAAGCTTTGGATGTACCGAATGATGTAATTTGTATATCCGAGAATTCATGCGTCATGAACAATGAATTAACAAACTCCGACACATCCGTTGTCGAAGAACAATTTGTATCTGAGCAACCAATGCCAGATGCAGGAACCTATGCCATTACATCCTCTAAGGATAATTTTGGTGTTCAAGATGATCAAACAATTAAAAAGTTCTTAGAAAGACCTTTGTTGATCGCATCTGTTAAGGCTGGGAGTTTTAATGTAGAAGTAGCCCCTTGGGACTCAATTCTACGAAACCCCTACGTAATAGACAAAATCCAACATTTTAGATTTATCAAAGGAACTTTAAATTTGCGTATTACTACTTCTTGTAATGCGTATACTTATGGTAAACTTTTAGTTTACAATGAGTATGGTCAGCATCTTGATGCCGATGTTGTCAGAGGATTTAATGCTGAACATCGAGTTTTAGATTTAGCTACTAAAGATAGTTGCACGTTTACCATTCCGTTATTTTGGAAGTATCCTTACTTACACACTAATCAATGGTATTCATATGAGTGGGAACGACCGTGTATCACTCATATAATCGATATTACTCAATTAAGACAAACTAATGCAGCTACTATTCCTGAAGTTGTAGTTAATGTTTACGCTTGGTTGACTGATGTCGAACTTGCAATTTCTGAGATAGTTGATTATACTGGTCAACCCAGCTCAATCATCACTACCAGTTCTAAAGCTAGACGATTTAAAGGGAAACAAGATCCTCGCAAACGAACTCCGTCATGTGAACGACCTAAGATCCCAACAATCAGCAAGCCATTATTACCTAAACGGACATATCCAGTACATTACTCTGAACCAGAGTCGGACATCCGTCCCGTCAGTACACCACTCAGACTCGGAGCAGCCGCTCTTAAGACTGGTGGAGATATTATCCAAAAAGGAACGACCATGGCACATTCTGCTCTTAATATTGCTGCTAGTATTGCTTCTGCTGCTGGTTATTCTAGACCGCAAGCAGTGAACAATACATCCGGTTACTTGCCTCGTCTTTTTGACGATACTGCGAGTATCACTGGTCCTGTACAAGCTATGAACTTGACTCTCAATCCCGAGACTTTAGTTACTAGTATACATGGAGAAGGCATTGATAATAAAGATGAGATGTCTCTAGGTCATATAATGAGCCGAGAATCCTATTTCGCTACGTTTGCAATTCCAAACGGTGCCGAGTTCTTTACTTCATTCCCTGTCGCACCTGCTTGGTACGAAGAAGGAACGAGGTTTAATGCTACTGGAGAAATCCAAATGACAAATATGTGTTTCGCTTGCGCTCCATTTCGATATTGGAGAGGCTCGATCGACTACACTTTCCATGTAGTCGCTACTAATTTTCATTCTGGACGTCTTGCAGTACTTTGGCAACCCGAGGAACCGCTTACATTTGACCCCAAAACTAGTTTGCAAGTTGCCCCTCACACTATTTTTGATGTTAGTGCGGGTAACTCCGTAACGGTTCGAGTTAATTGGGCCAGATCTCACGCATATGCTACTTTGGCAATGCTGAATATGGACAATAAGAATGTCGCTTACCCTTATGAAGTTACTAATGGTGAACTTTGTTTATTTGTAATGGATCAAATTATCACACCTGAACCCTCTGCCGTGGTTAATGTGATAGTAACAATGAAACCTGGACCTGATTTCGAATTAGTTGTTCCGGATGGCAGAAATTTAAGGAATATGCAGTGGACGGATTTAGCTACTTTTGATGTTACAATGTCAGGACCAATAACTGACGTCGCACCTGAGTACGATTATCCTGTCAAAGGCGCTGCAATTCCTACTATTCCTTCTGTTGCAGAATCGCAACCAATCCTAGTTGAATTAAATTCTCCCCTCAAAGGAGAAGTTAATTCTAGGCACATTGGTGAGAGAGTTACTTCGTTTAGAGCTTTGACAAAGCGCTTTACTTATAATTTTATCACTACTGTAGCTGAAGGCACGGATGGTTATTATTTTGCACTCCCTTTGGCAGGAATTCCTCCTGGAATTCAACAGTACACTAGAAATGCAACTGATGAAATTGTGGGGGTCCATTCCAATCAAGCTTCAATGGGTATTATCCAATATCTGTTGCCCGCTTACGCAGGTTATCGAGGCTCGACTTATGCTCAAGTAAGGAATAGACGATTAAGAGGTTCTGCCAGTGGAGCCGTCCAGCCTGCTGATAATAAGACTTTAACAGTATTTCCAGGAACCATCAGACCGATGAGTCGAGGAATTATTAGAAATCTTAACGCAGGTACTCCTTTTGGGGTACTTCAAACAGGTCAGACAGATGTTTTAGCATTAAATGGTTCTCAATCATTTGATTTAGTAAAATCTGTTGCTACTATTCATATTCCTTTTAATAGTGCTTCGGATTACTTAGAAACAATTCATTGGACAGATACGACTCAAAATACTACCACTCAAGTTACCCGTGGAGCTATTGCAGTTGTTGTAAATCCTCGAGAAGCGGTTCAATGGAACGCTTTAGAGGTGTGGTACGCTACGGGAGACGATTTTGATCTTCTCCACTATAACGGACCACCCCCTTGTTGGTATTACGTTCCTCAGTACGAGGATCCAACACCACTCAGGGAGAGCATAGAGGAACCAACCGGTTCCAGTGGGTTACGCACCACTCTCAAAGAACATGTCACTTACGATTTCAACCGTAG